GTCCAAGTTCACCTACGACCCGGAGGCCCCTACCTTGTTGGGCCCCTTCATGCAGCCGTTCGGCCCTGCGTGCTTCCTTCCTCAGGACACGCGCGGTAACAACGAGGTTGCCGTCGCCGCCCGCGTCCAGAAGCTCGCCAGTTCCATAACTGAGGTGAGTGTCCACGTGGAAATGGCGCTGATGGAAGCCGGGAACCACATCATCGATGTCATTGGCAGGCACACGCTATTCCCCGTCACCGAAGACGAGGTGCGCGAGAACCAGCCGAGGCCATCACAGCAGCATATTCTTGACCAAGGGACCCTCGTCGCCTCACTGGCCGACTCCGAGCAGCGTATCCATGCGTTCAAGAAGGCGGAACCGGCTCAAAAGGTCGCCGCCCCGCGGATCATCAGTCCTGATGAGCCCGCGCACAAACTGCTGTGGTCCAGGTTTATGATTCCGCTTCACAAGGCTTTGGTGAAGCACTTTGGTGTGGACGGAGAGGGGTGGTACGCGCCCGGCATGACGCCCAAATCAATCGCAGCACGTGTGGCCGAAGTGTGCGCGAGTGGTAAGGCGACCATGTCCGATGGCGACAAGTGGGACAGCACCATCTGCCCCGTCGAGCGTGCGTGGGAGGGGAACATTTGCTATGGGGTATTCCACCCTAGCACCCACCTCGAACTCGAGAAAGGACTGAAGGCGAGCCATTGTAACCCTGTGGCCCTCGAAGGAGTCTTGTACGAACAGCTGTGCGGGCGCGGGTCCGGTTTCGCAGACACAACCGTCGGAAACATGCTGTTTAACTATGCCAAGGATTATGTCGCGGCGCGTACCGAGCGCCTTGCAGATGGTTTTCGTGAGCCCGCCGACGCGCGTAAGGTTTGCGGCATCTACATGGGGGACGACAGCCTCAGCAGGTACATTGGTACGGATCACCTGGTCGCAACCGGGAAAGCCGTTGGCCTCGTTCTCGAGGTCGAGCAGAAGCAGGCTCCTGAGCCAGGCGTGAACTTCATTTCGCGCTTTTACGGCCCGTATGTCTGGACTGGGGACTTGTCGTCCACTTGCGACTTGCCCAGAATCTGCTCCAAGATCCATGTGTGCGGCCGTGCTGCCGCCGGTCAGGAACAGACGCCCCGTGTGAAGCTTCAGCAACGCATGATAGGGCTGTACCTCTCTGATAGGAACACCCCGTTGATTGGCGCATATGCCACGATGGTGATTAAGGTGTTTGGGAGGCCTGATGCGATCCAAAAAGACCTGGCGTCCTTTTACGCAGGCGTCGAAGACAGCGAGCAGTTTCCAAACCTTAATGCCACTGGGTGGATGGAGGATTTCTGGACTCAGCGCTGCCCCGATTTGATGCTGGACTTGGTGCAACCTCACCTTGACCATTGCGTCTTCGACCCGCGAATGCTCTTTAAAGCCCCGCTGTTCTTTCGCCCCGTGCCTGTCACGGCTCCTGAGGGAATGGTGACCGACGTTTTGTCTGCCGAGGTTGGCCTACCGTTTCCAGCGGTCGCCAAGGTGGTGTTGACGCCGGAGGAGAGGGAGGATTTGCGTGAGGCTGTGGACATCGCAGCAAAGTCAGGCTCTTTGAAGGTCGAGCCCGCCATGGTGCCGGTAGGGGACTGCCGTGACTGTGCCAAACGTTTCTTAGCCCCGTTGCTTAGCATGCCGCAGCGTGCGAGGCTGGAGCAAGGCCTCCCCTTTCGCTGCCGCGATTGTGCTGGTAAGGCAAAGCTCGTTCACGAGGCGAAGTTTGGAAAGGACAAGGGCAAGTCGGAGGCGACTGGCCCTGCCAAACCGACTTAATCCCCTTTTGGGGGGCTTTGTGCGTTGGGCCTAATCAACGCACTAGGGCACAGTGTCTGATGTGCCCTGCTGTTCC